ACCGTGTTTGTTTATATTGTGATAATATGGCTTATGTTTGGCATCATCACAAGGGTTACGCTAAAGAGAATTGGCTTGACGTTATTCCGGTATGTTCTAAACACCACGGTTTAATCCACAAAGGAGTCCACAATAGATGTCAGGATTAACAGCAAATGTTAGTAGTAAGCCATACCAGAGCGGTTTTTTGACTTCTTTGGAGCGTTTTCCTGCGATGATAGCCGGTTGGGGCACAGGTAAGACTATGTGTGCGATTTTGAAAGGTCGGATAAACTCGCGGGCTTTCAAGAACAATTTAGGTTTAATAGTGAGGAAGAACTTCACTGATTTGCGTGATTCGACGTTGAAGGATTTCGAGTTATACACAGGAATTAAAGTTCCTCAGCACACCAAGGAGATAGTTGACGAGAACGGCAGTGTAACGATGTTCCGGCACGGTGACGAGTTGAGTGGTTTACAGAACGTCAATTTAGGTTGGGCTTACATTGAGCAGGCAGAGGAATTTGATTCGGACGATACATTCGGTATGTTGAGGGGCAGGTTGAGGCGGAAATTAGAGCCTGATGTGAGTATATGGTCAGATCCATCTTTTAAGGTTGGGCCGGTTCACAGGCCGTTTATAGAGAAATTACAGGAATTGAAGCCTCAGCAGTTATTTCTGATAGCCAACGCCAATGGTCATAACTGGTGTTGGGAATATTGGATTAGGGGTTTACCTGCGGTAATGAGTGATTTGATTTACGAGGAGATGTCTCGTGAGACAAAAGTTCCGGTTGAGGAGCTTAAAAAGTTAAGTTCTTCTGACCAGTACAAGTGTTTTCAGGCGACCACGTTTGACAATAGGGATAACTTACCTGACAGTTTTATATCTGATATGATAAAGTTAAAGACCGAGAACCCCCAGAAGTACGAGCAGTATGTAATGAACTCTCACGAGGCGTTTGACTTAATAGGCTCGTTTTTTGCTTCTCAGATGAGTCAGGCTTTGATAGCCAAGCGAATAGGGCCTGTTCCATACGACCCGATGGCTAAGGTATTTACTTTTTGGGACATTGGTGATATTTACACAGCCATTTGGTTTGTTCAGTTCCAAGGGCCTCAAATTAAGCTAATTGACTTTTATTACGATAACAAGGGCCAGGGTATTCCTTTCTACTCTAAGGTTTTAATGGAAAAGGGGTATAATTATGGTGAGCATTGGGTAGGCCCTGATTTAGACCCTGAGCACGGCGGGAACAGGAAGTCTATGCACACCGGCAAGTACACTATCGACATTGCCAAAGAGCACAACATTAAGTTTAAGATAGTTGTTCCTCACGATGTGGATGACAGGATAAAGGCTTCTGCTGACCTGATAAGCCAGTGTTGGTTTGACGAGAAGAAATGTTCTGAGGGGATAGACGGATTAATTCACTTCAGGAAGAAAAGAAATGATGCTGATTCGACTAAAGACCATATAGTTTACCACAAGACCCCGATAGATGGCTGGACGAGGCATATAGCGGATGCTTTTGGTCACTTGGCTATGGCTCACAGGTATTTGAATATAACTGGTCAGAGGTTCGGCAGGTCGAGTCAGGATGCACCTATAAGGCGTAAACAGAAGGAAAGCGATAATATACTAACCAGAGGACTTCATAGTAAAGTCTTATCTAATGGATTAAGAAAGGCGGTATGAAGTTGATTTGTTTTAATAATGCACAATCAGTTATATCTGAATATGAAAAAATAAAAAGGCCGTTGCCGGAGCATATGATTGGCGTTCTTAATGAAATAGAGGCTGAAATCAAGATAATGGGTTTGCAAGTTGGATTTTACGTAATAAAAGGCGTTTGTCGGATTTGTAATCACGATGAAGTTATAATTTACCCAAAACAAAATAATATTACCAATAGTTTTGAATGTTCTAATTGTGGTAATATGTCAGTTGAAGAAGAAATTTTTAAGGAATAGTATGATGAAGTATAAGATGTTTTTGGTTTTAGTGGCGATATTTAGTTTTTTAGCATTGGCATTGGCTTATATCAATACGACAGAGATAAATCGGCATAAAAACGCAATCTTGCAATTAGAAAAAGTGGACTGTGAGCAGAGTGTTATAAATGAAGCTCTTGTGTATGATTCTCCAAATTTAATAGTTCAAGTAGGAGATAGCTAATGGGCGGCGGTGGCGGAGCAAAACCAGTTAAAAAACCAGTAAGAAAAGTAACTGCCCAGCCGGTAGCTGGCACTATGAGTGAGGCTGAGTCGAGGAACACCAAGTTAGCGGCTGCGTTACTTACTCAGGGCTGGAATGAACCTCCGAAGTTGGGTATTTCGACAATGAGAAATAAAGATCTATTAGGACTGTAAGATGTGGGAAACTAAAAACATATACGACCGATTAGCTTTAATGCTCCGCGATAAGGAAGTTTCTTATTCGAGGTTAAAGAACGACCGAGAGCTTATAGCCGAGTATTTCAGGTTAGACCTTCAGATTGAGGTTGATTCCAAGACTAACTCTTTGATTTTGGGTAGGGGTATTTACGAGGGTACTGCGCCTTGGGCGGCGAGGATAATGGCTACAGGCTTTCAGGGTAAGTTAATGTCCAAGTCGATTGACTGGATTACCTACGCAATGAGCGAAATATCTTTAGTCGGTATTGACCCACTGGATATTTGGGTTCAGCAGGTAAAAGAGTATATGACTGACGTTTACCAGAGGGGAAATTTCTATGACGTTCAGCCTAACTTCACGTTAGACGGTCTTACGGTCGGAAGTCCTGTGATGTTCGCAGAGGAAGATTTATTAACTAAAAGAATAATGTGGATTCCACAGTATTATAAACACTGCTACCTGTTTTACAATAACTACAATGAGGTTGAGGGCATAATAATTAAAGACCCCAAATGGACAGTCAAGCAGATATACGATAAATTCACAACCGCTGGAAAGTCCGGCCCAGAAAGACTTTTAGAGTGCAAAGAGAAATTTTCTGACGGTCTGTATAAGAAAGTCGAACAGGGAATGTTCAGTGACGAGCATACGATTATCAGGGCTGTCTTTTACGGTAATGACCCTGTGTGGGATAAACCTGAATTTAAGAAACCTTTTGGTAATCCGCAGTGGATAAGTGTGTACTACGAGGAGTCACCCAAAGAAGAAAGAAAAGACATTCCATTGAGTACCTCTCCTTATTGGTCGAGACCATTTGTTGTCTGGGACTATAATAAGAAACCTTGGGATGCAGGGTCATCCACTCCGGCCTTTGAAGCCTATCACGATACCCTGAGTCACCAGCAGGTTCATAAGAACTTCATTGAGCTTGCCCAAAAGAAGGTCAATCCTGCTATGTACTATTTGAGTACAATGGACAATAGAATTGACTTTAATCCGGGCGGTTTAATGCCGGTCGAGCCTGACGAATATAGTCACCCACCCAAACCAATCGAGGGATTGGGGGATATACTCTTAAATAAAGAATTAAGTGACATTTTCGGTGAGGCAATTAAGAGGCACTTCCATTTAGACCAGTTGCAGACGTTCTTAGAAAGACTAAGACAGGGCCGTGCGCCGCTGACTGAGTTAGAGACTATGAAGTTAGACGGTGAGAGTGCCTCATTTTTAAGTCCGTTCATTGAAAGCCATTCTCGATACCTTAATGCCTGTGACGAGGTAATGATGGGCATTGAGGTCAGGGCGGCCAGAGAGGGCGGGCCGTTCGCGCCGGATGTAATGGCTGAGATTACCGATATAGTCATTCAGAACTCCAAGAAGCCCGTGAATACTATTTCGATAAGACCTGAATTTATCGGGCCGTTGCATAGAAGTCAGAAACTTTACCAGAAAATCGACCCGATAAGAACAGGTGTAGCGATAGCCTCTGAGATAGGTAATGCTCTTGGCGACCCTGAACTTCCGAAGATTATGATTAGAGGTTACGAGACTATCGATGACGCTTTACAGGCCGTCAACTTCCCGCAGAAGAACGTCAGGACTAAAGACGAATACGAAAAGACTTTAGACGAGATTACTCAGGCAAGACTCCAGCAGCAGCAGATGAAAATGGCTTTGGAAGCAGCTAAAGTCGTTCCTCCGAGTAAGCAGATTGAAGAAGGCTCTCCGATAGCGGAAATGGCAGGTGCGGCGTGATAAAAATTACCACAGAAGTTATGAAAAATGCAGTTGATTCTAATGAAAAAACCAGAGAAGAGCTTGAAGTTGAACAATTAAAAACTTTATTAGGCTCTGATTTTGACAGATTGAAAATCGTTAAAAAAACAGATAAGGGCTTAGAAATGCGCTCTTATAAAGACAATAGCGATTTGAGGTGTTGGGCTTATATTACTGAATATAAATTACGGAAAGTTAGGAAGTCATAATGGATAACTACCGAGCCGAATTAGTTCAGGCATACAGAAACGCAGGAGTCGCTTTCCTTGCGAGGAAGCTGTTAAAAGTCTTTAAGAAGATTGAAACCGAAGAAGATAGAGTTGTACATAACTATATGATGGAAGATATTGACATTTTACTGGAAAAAAGAGGTTCTGAATTTTTAAGAATTATGGCTATTGATATGATGAATTTAGCCGGAAAGGACATTGATAATGCCGTTAATGAAGAAGCCCCAGTTAATAGATGAGCTTAAAAGGCTGGGTATTGAGTTCGATGAGAATTTAAAATACCACGAACTATTGAAATTTTTACCTGACAAACAGGTTGAAACTGAGCCGGTTAAAGAGCCTGAGATTGAGATTGTACCGCCCCCGCAGCCTGAGCCGGTAGTAGAGACTGTAAAAGAAAGTGTTCTGGAATTTCAGTCGGTGCTAAGTGAGTCAGAAGCTCAGTATAACCCAAGACACACTTTCGAGGAATACCAACTTCAGCATTTTATTCTGAGTAATAAGGTACACGGTAAAGTCTTAAGAGTGGAAACGACAAGAAGTTACGTCCCTGAAAAAAATGGAAGTTTTATAACTAAGTATAAAGTCTTTAAAAAGGAGTAAGAAATGGAAGGTCAAGAACAGCATTGGTCACAAACTTATGAACACGAAAGTCTCGCTGCGCCGGAGGTAAGAGAGTCTTTTGTTAAGACTATGAGCAAATTCGAGAAGCCGGAGAACGTACCTATTGGGTACTTCGAGCTTCAAAAATCGGCGGGCAAGCCGTTTAAACTGCCTGAATCACTGGATAAACTTCCTGACGATAAAGCCAGACAGGAATTTCAGTCTGGGGTTAGTAAGCTTTTAGGTGCGGTAGAGAAACCCGAAGATTTAAAAGATGTTGACTGGCTAAAGGGTTCGACCCTTGAGAATGACACTCCGCAGGAACATTTAGTAAAAGCTGTTTCTGATTTTGCGGTGGCAAGAAAATGGCCTAAGTCGATAGTTCAGGACATTGCTGAATTATGGAACGCTGGAATATCAGCACCAGAAAGAGCAAAACTTGCCGAAACTAAAAAACAGGAAGAAGCTGAGCTTCAGGAAAAAGCTAAGGCAATTAAAGAATCTTTTATGAAGATAAGCGGCAGTGAAGATAATCTAAAAGTCGATAAAGACCTTCTTCAGAGTATGTTCAGAAACCACGCCGGACTAAGTGGTGACGAATATGACGCCGTAAGTGACGAGCTTGCCGGACTGCTTCTCGGCGATGTGACTAAAGCCCCGAATATGGCTAAGGGATTGATTATGCTGGCAAGGCAATTTAAAAGCGGCGATACTGCCAATGGTAAAGGCGGTACACCACCGCCTCCGAAAAACGAAAAGACATTTGGGCAAAAAGAAGGTATTGAAAAATCGTCCAAAGCTCTTGGGTGGGAAAAGTAATGCTTAAAAAGATAACAGAAAACGCCGAAAACATAACTTTATTGTTTTCAAAGAAAAGAAACAGTAAAGCATTAAACCCCAAACTTGAGGTTTCAAGTGAATTTCATAACGACCTTGTTAAATTTATAAAGGAAAAATACAAAATTGACAATCCGGTTATTGACGTAAATTTTATGCACGACATTGATATGACAGAAGTGTTAGTCGTAAACAACAAAGGTGACGTGTGGTGGGAATTTAGGTCTGAACTGGTATTAGAAAAAGAGCCTGCGTAAGCAGATAACTCTTGACATAAAAATAAAAAAATCAAGACAACTCTTTGCCTATTGGGTTTGAGCCTTGAGGCCGCTTGGGAAGACAAGCAACCTTTGCGGACGGTTTAGTCCGAAGGACAGAGCCTCGAAAGAGACAACTCTTCCGAAATTGTTTTAGTTAAATGTATTTAAAACTCTTTCAGGAGAAATAGTAATGGCTACAAATTCACTTCTTACAATAGGCAATGTCTTTGACTTGCTTAAAATGAGACATCCGGACGGCACTCCGGTCGACCAAGTAGTGCGGGCATTAGCGGAACGAGATGATTTTGCCCGTTTAGTTCCGGCATTTCCGGCAAACGAAGGTCTGACGCATCACGCGCTAAGACAGGTTTCACTGCCTACAGGCTACCTTGTGACATTAGGCGGAAGCTGGAAGGCTTCTAAGTCGCAGTATGAACCCATTGATGAGGCACTCTGCACGATACGCTCAACTTATCAGTCGCCGAAAGACCATTTCAAGGCTTATGAGCCTGCTATCGGCCAGAGACTTTTAAAGGCCGAAAAAACAGGACATATTATGATGCTGAATCAGCAGGTGACAAATCTTATGCTGAACGGCACAACTGCGCCCAATCAGGCGGCCTTGACGGGTCTAATGAAACGCAGTCCCTATACCACTTATGATAACAAATTCACGTTCTCTGTTGGTGGCTCTGGCACTGACCTGCGTTCCTGTTGGCTGATGAAGCCCGGAATTGACACCCTTCACTTCCTCTATAACAAAAATCACCCGACTTTCGGTATAGAGCAGGAAGATAAGGGCGAGGTCTTGATTCAGGGTCTTGGCACAAGCTCAGACGAACATAGATGGGACATTATGATTGAGTTCGCTATCGAAAAAGGCATCTGTGTTCTCGACCAGCGTGCGCTAAAGAGAATCTGTAATGTTCCGTGCGGCGTTTCTGATAATCCGGGCGTTGATTTAATCAATACGATAATAGACGCAAGCATTATCAATGCCCCGACCGGAGGCTCTATGGAAGTCAACGCCAACGGCGATGTCAGCGAGCTTAACTCGAACTGGCTGTTAATGTGCGATGAGCGTCTGTACTCTAAGTTGGTACACGCCAACAATGATAAATATATGGTTTATCAGTCAGATAAGAACATATATCGTACCAAGATGAGTATGATTGGCGATAACATCATAATTTGTCGTATGGATGCGCTTAATCACGAAATAGGTTCAGGTGAATCGGCAGTCTCGGCTGCTTAATTTAAACATTTAATTTTAGGAGAAATATAATGGCTATACTTACAAAACATGGCCTTCTTTCATCGGCGCAGGATTTAGTAGCTGGCGCAGTTGCCAGTACTAACCAAATTTCAGATTCTGCGATTGTCGGTTTCGGGCCAGCCGACCTGTGGTGGCATATCGAGACTGAGACTATTCACGATGGTAACGGGGGTAGCAACTCAACTTATGTATTTTCACTGCGCGTTGCTACGTCAACAGCCCTTACCACTTACAAAGAAGTGCTTTCGGTCACTATAACTGGTGCTTTGGACAAACGACTTTTGACGTTAGGTCAATCAATCGTAGCTGCTAATGTCGGCAATATGCTTGTTCAGGCAATCAAAGACTTTAGAACTGAACAAAGTCTTGCCGACACCGACAGTGTTTATATCGGTGTTATGAACACATTGGCTGATGGTACTGGCGATGCCAATATCTCGGTAAATTGTGCGCTTACTCCGGGTAAACCTCGAACAGAGGACAGTGCGCTTAAAGTTGAATCAAATGTAACTGTTCCGGGCTTCGCTTCGGCTGGTTCGTAAAATTTTAAACTTAGGGGCGGGGCTAAGGGACTTCTTACTCCTTTCGCCCTTGCCCCACTTTTAGGAGATATACAAATGAAGAAACTTGTATTTTTAATTCTGTTCTGCCTTATGGCGGTAACAGCGTTTTCTACGATGACTTATGGGCCTATTTATTACAGAGACCATATTTCAGAGGTTCTTTCTGGCGGGCAAAGAGACCCGATTAGACTGGCTTTCAATGAGATAGATGGTTATTTATCTGGTTCTAATGCCCTTAGTATGATATTTTTCGACCCTACTACAGAACCTACTGAGACAGATGAAGGTCTGGTGTACTATGATGATGCCAGTAATTCCTTAAAACTTTACGATGGTTCTACTTGGACGGCTTTAGCAACTGCGGCAGGAAATAGTCTCGACCTATCTTATGACGCTGGTTCTGCGATTACCGTTGACGGAGACGCTATTACTTTGACTACTGGTGCGGCGGTAAATAATTCGGCATTGGCAATCGTTCACGGAGAGACTACCAATGATAACGATGCTTTTACGATAACAAATGCCGCTGACTCAGCAACCGCTGTAAGTATTCAGATTGACGGTACTGCTGGTTACGATATTCAGGGAACTGGCGATGTTTGGAATGTCTCAACTGCCGGTGCTATTACTTGTGTCGGCGTTACTACGACTGGTGCGGTTACTGTAACGGCTGCTGACGTGATATTTGATGATACCTACGATTTAATGTGGGACACCAGTGAAGATACATTGGTATTTAAAGACAATGCAGTTCTTGGGTTTGGTAATACCGGTACTGCCCCTGACGTTGAGATAACTTGGGACACAGATTCTTTGAATGTTACAGCGGCAGCGATAGATACACCTCTTGAGATTGGTGGTACTACTTACGGTTTTGACGTTACTTATTACTTTGAGACCGCAGGTACTATCGACATTGATTATGATGGCGATAATATGACATTTTCTGATACCATAGACCTTATTATGGGTACTGATGGAGACTGGATTATAGAGTCAGATACCGCCAAAACACTTGAGTTTATTCCGGCTACAACTGATGAAAGTTCCACTTTTAATATCGGGGCTAATCAGGCTGGTGCTGACTTTAAGGTCTTTGGTGCAACAAGTGGTGCATACGCCCTTTGGGATGCCTCAGCAGACCAATTAGTTGTTGTAGGCGGCGGTCAGATTTCACTGAATGATGATGTTGAACTATTGGTCGGTACTGGGACAACTAATGCTGGAGACTTTAAGATTTCAGGTACTTCAGCACCTAAACTTGTTATTGATGTCGTTTCTGCCGGTTCAGGTGAAATTGAAATAGGTAATGATGCCGATGATGTTCCAATGAAGTGGTTCGGTGAAACTACCGGTGATTTTGTTTACTTTACTGGTGACGACCTTCAGATTGAAGATATATCGCTTTGTATAGCAGAAGGCACGCAGATTCAGTTCGGCGACCCATTAGGTACTGGTGATATTACAATGTCCTGCACTTCTAATCTTCTTACTATCGGTCAGGTTGCCGCCGGTGCTGGCGCGGTTGCATACGGCGTTAATGATGCCGGTGTAGATGTTACTTTCTATGGCGATACGGCTTTACAAAAATGCTGGTGGGACGCTTCCGGTGACGAATGGTTTTATGGGGCTGACGCCGAAGGTGTTGATGTTACGTTCTATTCAACCACGACAGGTGATTATATGAAGTGGGACGAAGATGGACAGACAAACGCCGGTGCTTTAGTTTTTGAAGATTCCAAGATAATGATGATGGACGATACGGCTATTATTTTTGGTGACGGGTCGGACGCTTCTATTATGTACGATGAGACCACAGATGATAATCTTGAGATACTTTGCGCTTCTGGCGGGACTACGCTAACGACAAACGATGTCTTGATTACTACTGACGGTGCTGCTGCTGACCAGTTCAAGGTGGATGCTACCGGAACTGTTGCCGGATATGCCGTTGTTGTTGAGACTACGGACGGCGGGGTTCAGGTCAATGCCGATGGTGCTGATAACGGCGATATTAGTATTGATGCCGCTGACGATATGACTCTTACCGCTGCCGGAGATTTGACATTAGCTGTTACCGGTTCGTTAAAGATGGGCGGTGCGTTAATAGCCAATAACAGGATTACAACTAATGTTGATGCAGATGACCGTATTTTGACCGCTGCTGAATCTGGTTCAACAGTTGTATTTACAATGACCGGTGGTGCTGCTACCTGCACACTCCCAGAGGCAACTGCCAATAATATCGGTATGTGGTTTATTCTTGTTGATGCTAATCCGACAGCCGGTAGAGACTTATCAGTTGACCCCGAAGGAACTGGTACTATCAATGGTGACGGCGCAGGTGAAAAGATTACCTGTGAAAATGACCGAGACGGCGAAGCGGTGTATATTTTTAGTACAGGTGCAGATACTTGGTATGCCGTTTTACTTGGTTCATCTACGGCTTGGACTGAAGAATAACTAATGGGCGGTGAAATTCCGCCCTTCTTTTAAGGAATTTGATATGAGATACTTAATCTTATTTTTGTCGATGATTATATTTATTTCGGGCTGTAACCCTGAACCTATTGGTGATGATACTTCTAAGCCTATGTTGGCTCGTTCTTTGGCTAATCCTTACTATGCCGGTCAACCTGCACCTCTGGCGACTGTTCAGCCTATGGCTAAACTGATAGCCACAGTAACCGCCGATGCCAACGAGCCGGGCATCTCAACGAAAAGCTGGCAAGATTCGATTGCTGATTTCGTACCTATCCCAGCCTCTTGGAACGGAGTATGTCTTAGTTTCTATGGTTATGGAGATGGTACAGGAGACGGTAACCCGAATGATGCTACTTTTAGTTATGATGTTTATTTGATTGACTATATTAGTGGTGTAATGACGGTTGCCACAGGTAATACCGGAACTATCGGCGCACAGCAGTTAAGTCATATTCCCTATGACGGAACATTAATTGGTTCTGCCACAGACCCGAACTCAAGCTACTGTTGGGCTGACGACCTGAACGAAGGGACTGTTAGATATGGACTTAACGGTTCTGGAAGTGTAATAAAATATCTAACTTATTACGACAATCAAAGTACCGATGGTAAGGCCGAAGTATGCTTCGATAGGAAACAGGCTTATGGAATATGGGTTTATATCTATGATATGACCAGCCAGAGCGTAACAAGTGTAACTTGTGTCGCTAATGGCTATTAGGAGAATAATATGAGTTGGACAAACCAAAAAATAATCAATAAAGCCCTCGGCAAGATAGGCGGT